TCCACTAGTAATAGCATTAAGTTTAAATGTAACATCATTTGCAGGAGTTTGACCACCTAATAAGGTTCCTGCAATCTGTATTGTTTCTCCATTTTCATATCCTGTTCCACCCGCATTGATTGCAATAGTTGTGATTGTTCCTGCACCGTTAGTTGTAACATCGACAGTTAATCCACTACCTTCAATCTGTGCTGTAGTTGCAAGACCTGTGAATGTTTGTGATGCTGTATATGCAGTGGCAGTTTGTACAATAGTTGCAGGATCAAGACTAGATGCAACACCCTGAGAAGGAACATTACGGAATCTTAGACCACCAGTAACTTCAATATCATTTTTACTTCTAACTGTAAATACGCTAGATCCAAGGTTTGTTGTTGTAAATGGTGCACTACCAAATGTAGTTCCATTCAAGACGTAACTACCATCAACTATAGCAGTATGAGAAGTATCATACTTTGTAGTAGTCATGTTCTGTCTGAATGTCAGTGTGGTGTTGTTAAGAGAAATGTTGTTAACACCAGCTGCATAGAACTCAAATGTATCTTCGTCAGAACTAGGTGATACCTCAGTTAAGATGTAAGTATCTTGGTCAACGTCACGAACACCACCAAGAGATACAAAGTCGTTACCATTATATCCTTCAAACTGTTGCTGTGTGCTGTTGAATCTGATTGCACCTGTTACGCGATCTAATGCACTAGGACGTTCGTTTGTAGTTCCTGATGGAATTACAAGAGATCCAGTAGAATCAATCAGAACACTAGATCCTTGAACTGGTTTCAATACAACACCTTGACCATCAATATCTGTTACAGTAACTGATCTACCAGAACCACCACCAGCTGCAGTGATTAAGAGACTGTCACCTATAGCGTAGTTTTGTCCTTTTGCAACTATTGTAACTGCAGAGAAGTCTCCTCCAGATACGGTAACTGTCACTGTGCATCCTGTTCCACCACCTGTTGATGTGGTTGCTGTTGCTGTATATGTTCCGTCTGTGTATCCTGATCCAGATCCAGTGACTGTTAATTGAGTAACCTCACCAAATGCTCTTGTTGCAGTTGAACTATTGTTTTGTATTACATTTTGTCTAATACGTAATTTACCCGCATCTAAGTTTCCACTAAACAATGCAGTTCCTGTTTCGGTATTGACAGAAACAACGTTAGATGTTCCATCAGTAATATTAAATGCTTTGTCAGTTCCACCTTTAAATACAAAATCTCCACCACCTTTGGTTTCAAAGTTCAGTGGGATATCAATATCTGTTCCTACAGATTTTAATGTATTTGTATTATCTAAAGATAACTGATTAGTTGCAGGTCCTATAAGAAGATTGTTTGTAGTAGGATCAACTTTAAAGAATGGAGTTGTACTAGCAAGAGTAGAATCTACTACTAATTTTGGAGTATCAAATCCAGTTGCACCTAGAGTAAATGTTTCGGTTCCTGCAATTGTTACACCAATTACATCACCAGCTGATCTGAATAAACCAGTTGTCGCTGAATTATCAAATGCAATTGTAGGTGCTGCAGCAGTTCCATCTGCAAACTTACCAGTTAATTGACTGATTGTTGATGCTGCAGCAGTTGAAGTAATACCACCACTGAATGTTGCCATTCCAGTGAATGTGGATGTAGATTGTGCTGATAATACATCTGTAAATGTTCCAGTGGTTCCTCTAATGGTTGCGAATATTGCTCCACCACCAGATCCAATACTATATCCAGATGCAGCAATGCTTCCATCTGGTTGCATTATTAATTGATTTCCACCTTCAGGTCCTAGAGTCATGACACCCAATTGTGTCATCTCTAATTGTTTTGTGCTATTGATAGTTGCAATACTTGCAGTAAGTCCAGAACCTTGAGCAATACCCGCACCACCTACAGGTCCTAAAACTAATGTGTCAGCAAGTTCGTACGCATTTCCTTCAGATGTTACTGTTAGTGCTATACAGAATCCAACTTTATTAACTGTAAATTGGAAACCAGATCCACCTCCACCACCAACTGTGGCATCATCAATACTAAGAACATCACCAACTTGATATCCTTCACCATTTAAAGATATATTTGTTACTGCTGAGACACCTGTATTGTTTGAGTTAAGAGTGTATTGGAATCCAGATCCACCTCCACTACCTAATTGAGAGTCATCTATAAGTAATACATCACCAATATTATATCCAGTTCCTTGAGTTGTAATTGTTACTGATGTGACTGCTCCACTAGTAACAACAACATCTGCTGCCATTTGATCACCAGCCTGTCCTGCTGCACCAGTAGTAAATGTTACAATACTATCTTCTGTCATGGATCTACCATGAGTAACACAAATTAGTTCAGTGGTTGCGTTTAGTGTAGATACATCACCAACAACTGCTTCAAAATATGATCCTGCTGAGCCAGGTGTTCCTTCTTGTCTAGTAAGTAAGTTGTCTACCGTTACAAATCCTAATGGGTGACCAACGTTACTAGCATCACTAGTATCAAATCTATATGTGTTATTGTCTATTAATGTAAATGATGGTGCTTCTTGTGCTCCATTACCGTCATTAAGATCAATAAGATATCTGAATGTTCCTGCTCCTAATGTGTCAACCACACCAGATGCACCACTACCATTTGTTATTGTATCTACTTGAGCATCAGAGAATGTTCCAGAATTGGTAGTAACATATATGAATGTAACAGGGTTAGCATTTTCAACAAAAGTAACAGTTCCTGTTGCACCAGAACTAGAACCAGTAACAGTATTACCAACTGCGAATGTTCCTGTAACACTAGAGAGTGTCAATTTATCTCTCAATGCTTGTGTTACTGTATAGGTTGCTGTTGGAGTATTTCTAAGACTAACTTGGTAAGTTCCATCAGTATATCCAGATCCACCATTAGTAATAGCACCAGAGAAACCTGGTATTGTAATGTTTGCAGTTGCTATGGTTGTTGGAGTTCCACCTGTGAACGCTACGTTTGCATAAGTTCCTGGTGTGTATCCAGATCCACTAGAAGTAATACCTCCATCTAATGATTGGATATCAGCTTGTAATGTAGCATTGACACCACCGCCACCTTCAAAGGTTAAAGTTGGTGCACTTGTATATCCTACACCCGCACCCGCAAGAGTTACTTCTTGAACTCTCGCCTCTTGTTCGTTCAATACAACAGTGAATTGTGCGTCAGCTGTAGCATCACCTGTTGATGGAACTAGGTTTGGAAGGTTTCTATATCCTAGACCTTGATTGTCTAATGTAACCGATGCAACTGGGAATCCAATAGTTGCATTTGCAGCAGCACCAGAACCAGTTGTGTCTCCTACAGCATTTGTAAATGTTACAGTTGGTGCTGAGGTATAAGTTCCTGCAATACCTACTTGAACTTCATTTACAGAATATCCTAGATTTGCAGTAACAACTCCGTTAGCTCCTGCTCCACTATCTGTAATTGTAATGATTGGTGGGTTTTGATATCCAGAACCACCGTCAGTAACTGTAAATCCATCAATAACACCACCTGTTTGAGTTAGAGTTACAGTTGCCCTTCTACCAATAAAGAACTGTGCTAGTGTTCCTTCACTTGATAATGATAGTGCATTTCCTGCATTAGCATTTGCTAGTGATGATGCTAGTTTAATCTTATCTTTATCTACACGAATAGCAAAGTATGATGTTCCTGATGTTAATCCACCTACAACTGTTGCTGCAGGGTCTAATGTTGTTGCATCATAGTCTGCTTGCATTCCTGTCTCAAATGCATGGTTTTCAATATAAATTGTATTTGCAGTTGTATCAACGATTGGGAAAACAGTTCCTGTACCTATCTCAGTATATGTGCCACCACCTGTAAATGTTTGTTGTGCGGGTAAATCTACAACTGCAGTAGGACCTGCATATCCTGTTCCACCAGATTGAATATCAAGTGAGTTTATTATCGCTGCCTGTCCTAGAGTTGTAGTTGCTGCACCACCACCAGTTCCAGATAATGTAACGGTTGGTGCTACTGTATAGTTACTTCCTCTATTTGTTATGGTAAATTCTTTTAAAGCTCCATCTGTAGCAAGGACTGCTGTTGCTTGTGCAATTTGGAATGGATTAGTTGTTACTTGAATTGGTTGAGATCCACCAACATATCCTGATCCCTCACCAGTAATATTAACAGTTCCTAAACCATTTTTAAGAACAACGAATGATCTTGTAGAGAAGTTAGATGCTTCAGATGATCCAAATACTGTAGATCCACCAAATCCTGATATTTTTAAGGCACCTTGAACAACACTACCAAATGCTATTGATTTATTAACATCAAAGTAAATTGCTTCTTTAACGATTGTCTCAGCGTTAACAACAAAGTCTTCTTCACCAGAGGGGTCAACGATCACCTGACCTGTAGTAGAGGTCATGCTGTTACCCGCAAATCTTAAGTTACCTGTCTCAATGTATGCAGGGAAAATATTAGTTGTTCCAGTTGAGTCACTTAATGTGATGTTTGCAGCTGACTGAGCTGTTGATGTTGCTTGGAACTGAACATTACCAGTTTCTTGGTCTACAGAGAATGCATCGCCAACACGGAAGTCACCGTCTTGGTCTGTAGAAGAAAATAGAACTTTACCACCATTTAATTCTTCTACTTCATTATTCTGAATAGCAAGAGAAGGGTCATTTGTAAAGTCTTGTCCTGCACCAACATAACCAAAGTTATGTGCAGTCATTATAAGTTTTACACCAGAACCATCTGCCTGTACACCTTTCTGTCCATACACACATGCTGATGCAACTGAACGCATTTCAGCACCAAATGCTGAGTAGTCAGCAGTGACAACAGATGTAGCAGAATCACCACCGCTAGATCTAATGTCAGATGTTCCACCAGAGACGTCTGTAAAGGTCGTAGAACCGTCTGTGCCATTCGCATGGAGTAATAGCACTGTGTTTAAGTCTGCACTGTATTCGCTTGTTGTAGGAGTAAATCCTGCAGTAAAACGAGCAGATGCTTTACTTACTCTTACCTCATCAATATGTCCGTTAAATGCTTCAACAGGAGATGCAGCAAAGTTAGAACCTATAATTAAAGGTTTAGTTACCTCATAATTGTTTGCGTCTGTATATGTTCCTAATTGAGTTCCATCTAAGAATAGTCTTGTGGTTCCTCCACTTCTTGCTACTGCAACGTGATACCATGTGTTAGTTGCTAAAGTTCCACCATTAATTTGTGATGTATTTCCTACTGCATAGTGTAGAGTAGTTCCATCAAGATACATTGTAGGTGCTGTATCTGTAGCAGAACCATCTCTAAGATCAAATATTCTTTGTGTGCCTGTAACACTAGCGGGTCTTATGAATGCTTCTAAACAAAAGTTTGCAGAACCAAATCCAAAGTCATCTGATGTAGGAACCTTAACGTTATCTTCAGTTCCGTCTAATAATATGGATGCTGTTCCAAATTTCTTTTGTGCTGTATCTAACTGTGAGTCACCAAATCTTGTTAATGTCTTAGCTGGTTTGTTGACTGTTGTAAATGCACCAGTTCCTTTACCAGTAATGAATACGTATGTTCCATCATTACTTGCGACTACACCACGTGCAACTGCCTTCTTGTAAGTTACAATAGAAGGAGGGTTGATTGTTCCAGATGCACCATCAGTTACTTGGAATGTGCTAGAACTTTGAACTGTAACTTGATAGAAATTATCTGTAGCACCACCAGTAACAAAGTCTGCATAGATATAATCTCCTGTAGTTAATCCATGGCTAGGTCTTGTTATGGTTACTGTATTTGCACCACGTTGATATATACCCTGCTGAAAACTATCTTCTAATTGATATGCAACCTCAGATGTAGAGAATGTTCCTGATGTTCCACCAAATTTTAATCTAGTGCTACCTGTTCCAGATCTACCAGTGGCACCTTGTATACCTTGTATACCAATAGATGCAAAGTAATTGAAACAATTTAACCACTCAACTCTAATACCATTAGTTGCTTTTACACCAACCTGATTAGGTGTGATAAATGTACACTCATTGAATAGAACAGAACTATGTCTAGATGCAGATGCAAGATTAGCACCATCTAATAAAGCACCACGTCCTGCGTCTCCTTGTGCATAACCATATGGGTCTGAAGCAGATGTGACACTACCCTTTGTTGTAACTGTAACTCTCTCAATATATGGACTAGTAGTAGAGTCCATGTTTGATACAACAGTAAATGCATATCCTTCATCAGCACTACTATTGTAGAAAAAATCTTTAACTGTTAAATCGGAAACGTGACAGTCTCCAGATAATATAAATGCGTTATTATCGTTTGTAATAGATGTTGGTTTTACAGATGTAGATCTTAAGTTAGTTCCACGTAATGTAACGCCATCAGGAACTGTCATTGGGAATGCTTCCTGATATTCGCCAGGTGCAACTAGAATCGTATCACCTGATGTAGCAGTCCCCAGTGCCTTTGTAATCGTTAGAAATGGTGTATCAGGATGTTTACCATTATCACCACCGTTAGCAAGAGTATTATTGTCTGAACCTACTGAAGCAACATAAAAAGTATTCCCCTGACCATTCGTTATGTCAGTGGAAAGCATGGTAGTAACCACCTCACCTGTGTTAGGTTTCTGGTTTGCTACCTCTATTATATTTGATCCATTTCTAGCGTATAATTTTTTATCCGCTATATTAAGAGCGACTTCTCCGTCTTCTAAATTAGAAGTCGTCGGGACTGCTGCTGCTGTCGTCGATCTCTTTAGTTTGATTCTCGTTGCCATCTAAGTCATTCTCAGATTGTTGTTCAGTTTTCATACTATTTAACTGACTTTGTAAGTCTTGGATTTGTGCCTCCATCATTACATTTACCAGTGTCAATTCAGAAATTTTCTTTTGTAATGTAGAAATAACAATTTGTGCGTTCATGTTTTAAAATGTACCACCGTCTATCGTGTCAGACCATACAGGAACGCCTGTGGCAGTTACTGTAAGGACTTGGAATGAAGTTTGTGCATCAGTTCCTGTGCCAGGTGATGCCATGTTTGCTGCAGCAGTTACTTGCAATTCACCCGCAGCGTTACCATATAGGATACCGTTTGTGGTAAATGAACTTGCTCCAGTTCCACCATACTGAACTTCAAGGTCAGTATCTAATTCTAGATCACCTAGTACAACTGTACCACGATCTCCTGTAACACCAAATACAGTGTTAGTATCTGTTGCATTTTCAATAAATGTCCATGCACCAGCTCCGTCAGCACCGCCTGTGCGGTCATAACCGAAGAAACCAAACTGATTGGTTCCTGCTGAGTTGTAGTGAACCTTAACACCACGATCTAATGCATCGTCAGCACCACTCACAGTAACAAGAACAGAATCATCTGCCATGTTCTGAGATAGGTTATTACTCAATGTAATAGTTTTAGTTCCTACATTAATAGCACTAATTGTTGTGCCATTAGGTATACCAGCTACTGCAGAGGTAACTGTGTCACCAACTTGTAGTTGATCTACAGCGTCTACAACAACGTCTGGTTGTCCACTACTCGCTGCTGCAGTCATTGTAACAGGAGTTGTTGGATCTCCTAATTCAATTGTAGGATCATTAACTGACATTGAAGCAGAGTTCACTGTAGTTGTAGTTCCATCAATCTGTAAGTCACCTTTGATAATAACAAGACCGCCCGCATCGGTTGTAGGATCGGGGTCAAGTATCAATTCTTGAACAGAGTTAATTGTTGTAATTGAGTTACCATCTAATTTAAGGTTATCAATCTGAATATCACCAGTCTGTTGTGTGCTACCAGAGATATTTGTCTGACCATTGAATGTTACACCATTCTGGAAAGTAGTCGTCGCGTTGACTGTGAGAGAGTCTCCAGAGTTAGTTCCAAGAGTAGTGTTGTCATCTACATTCAAGTCTTTGATGTATGCAGTTGCAGCAACACCGATACCACCCGCAAAGGTAACACCCGCTGTGGCAACGTTAGAAGCGTCTGTAGTGTCTGCAAAGTTAACTAGGACACCAGTGCCATAATTCCAGTCTGCACCTTCTACTTGGATCTTGTCAGTAGTTGTCTCGTCATATCTGATAGAAGCATCCTTTGTATTACCAAAGTTTAATTTCATATCATCAGCGATACGCAAGTCGGGGGTTCCTGCTACTCGCTTGATGTCTAAAACTGCATCTGAGTCATTAAATGAAAATTCTACATCTCCTGTAGTTCCAAACTCTAGTTCCTGACCATCTTCGATTACCAGTTTACCTGTGCCATTTGCACGGAAGATAAGGTCAGCATCAGTAGTAGATGTTGTAATGACGTTTGCATCGAGGGTGATGTCGTCAACATTCCACTGATCAATTTTTGAATTACTATCTACGATAACAGATGAACTAGCAGTAAGTGTTCCATGAACATGATCCAACATGTCCATAAAATATCTACCACCTACAATCTGTGCAGCACCATTGTTGTCTCCAACAAATAGTCTATCTCCTGCATTTGCCTGAGTTCCGTTTGCTCCTGTCGTAATGGCGAGTTCACCAAACGTAATTGTGCCAGGTGCGGTTGAACCAGTACTCCTTTTAATTAGAATATTGGATGCCATTAGAAGCTACCCCCATTAACTGTGATGTTGTTTAATACATTTGTTGCAACGAATCTTGTTGCTGCTGAGTCATACACAAGCACTGAACCTTCTGCTAGTCCACCTTGTGATGTGTCTGTCAAATCTACGTCTGACATTCCTCCAATCGTTCCACCGCCACCACCTGTTGCTACACGAGTGACTCTGGGGACTGATTGGTCTCCGAATCTTAGTCTTGCCATTTAAAGTGTTACCCCCTCAAGTACGCTTACTGAACCTTCTAAGACTCTGGATTTAAGTCCTGTGCTAGAAGTTATTACGACGTCATATACATACCGACCACTTTTCATAGCAGCGGTTTGTGAATTGTTTAGAGATAGTTGTATTCTTCCACTTGTAGCGGGAGATAAAA